TGGAAACTTTGTATCGCCTGGTATCAGGCTCTGGTCGTACCACAGGCATCTGTTGTTCGGCTGACAGGCAAATTGCCCATTGTCCAGTTTGATCCAATTGAAAGACTTATGTTCCTCGGCTTGTTCAGTGAATCCGGTATCCACCTCCATGCCGTCGGCGCAGAAATCGACCGTAAATAAATAGCGTCCGAAGTGCCACTGCTTGTCTTTGCCAAGAAACTTCACGCCTAGATTCCTCAAGCCGATCTTTTCAACAATCGTGAATCGGTAACCCATGCAATCCCAGAGTTGGAGCACGTCGATTGGCAGATTGCCGGCGTCCGCGTGCCAGACGTAAGCGTGAATGGGCAGCTTGTCGTACAAAGCGCCGTAGGCTGGCAGCAGCGACTCAATGCGAAACACTTGACCTCGGAGGGTTTTAAGGCTTACCCAGACGGCGGGTTCAAGCTCCCCGTGACCTTTCGTATCGTTGTACAAAAATTCTCGCTTCACAAAGCATTTAATCGGCGGCAGCGAGGCGACTATATAACTCATGTGTTTTGCTCCTGTTTGAACAGTTTCGACCCTGTCTGCAATTCCCGTGGCAGGGCGGACACCGTTTCATTCTTGCTCCTCATTCGTTTGATCATTTTGTGGACGTTCTGGGGGGTGCAACCCAGAACCCGTGCTATTTCATTCATGGACGGCAACCGGCCTAGTGACTTCTCCAGACCACCGATTGCGTCCAGTAATCGGATCTGCGCCATTCTCATGCCGCTGCTTTCATCAGCGCATCAAGAGCGCCGATCCGTGCTGAGAAGGTCTGAAGGAACCTGGCACGCTCTACCATCGAGAGTCGAGCAATCTCAGCGTCATTGGATGTACGCAAGAGCTTGAGCTTAGCAATGCGATCTGCTGGCGGGATCTTGCCGGCTTTCATCACGGCGTCAGCCAGGTTATTGAACTCGACAACCCATTCGGCTTCACCAGCAGACATCGAGCGTGGCTTGGCTTCGTTAGGGACGCGCAGCGCCCAGGTGCCACCAGCTCCATCCTCGAATTCAATGACGTCTGGCGGCGGTTCAGAGGGCTTTGGCGGCGTTTTGGGTGCTACCGCATCCAACGGGTTTGCCGGCTTAACCTCGGGGCGCTGAGGGGGTTTCTTGCTGGCAGCGTTGCCGTCATCATCCTCGGCAGCGATACCGCACGCAGCCATTAGCGAGTAACGCCGAGCGTAAGTCAGCGCAGACCCATACCCTTGCGGGTCGTGCTTGGCTGCTGGCACGTGCAGCTTGCCCATGCGCAGCGTCTCACCGGACTCGTGAAGAAAGCAGGTCTCTATGGTTACGCCGTCCTGCACGTCAAACGTCTCTTGGTAGACAGCGATGCCGTTCTCGAGCAGGGCATCGTTAACGGCTTCCAAGCAGCTCGCAAGGTCGACGTATTTGTTCTTGAAATGAGAGTTTGTGTTGGTCTTCAGCGCTGGTGCAAACGCACGCTTGGCTGCGACAAATGCTGCTGCGATTTTCATTTCGGTCCCTTAATCGTGACAGTTGACTGACGCATCGAATGAGCTGGTTTGGCCGGTACGACCTTCTCCGGCTGCGCTTGGTAGTTTCGGATTGGCCAGAAGATACGGAACTCCTCGGCGTGCGCGAGCGTGGCGTTGCCGAGCATTTCCTTCAGCTCGCTCTCGCATTCCTCAATGCTTGATTCGAGCACTTTGATTTCCTGCTTGGCCTTGACAATTCGCTCAGCCAGCGTTGCTCCCCACTCGCCAAGGTCAACCGAGTCAAGGTTTGGATCGCCTGGCCACTTGGTGCCGAATTCCTCGGGATTGGCAGGGTCGTACCATTCCACCTCACCAGTCTCGGACCAGTGCGTCAGCTTGGACTCGAACTCAAACGCTTTCTTGCGAATAAGCGCTTGGGTCTCCTCGTGAGGAGCAAATAAAAATATCCGCAGCTCAATGCCCTGGTAGAGCACGCAAACAGCTCCCCACTTGGCGCCATAAATGTCCATTTGAGCTTGGAGCTGGAGCGGTCCCCGACTCATTGCCGGACAATCTTCGGGATATGAGCTGGTCAGCTTGGCTTCGAGCACGCCAAAACCGTCTAGCGTAATGCTGTCCTGGCCAATGACATAAACGCCGGCATCTGGGTTGTTGGTCACAACCAAACCGTTGCCGTTGCCATCGCCGTCTAACGAACAGGCGATTGGCGCATCAGGATGAAAGTAGGGCTTCGGATGGTCGAGCTTTAAATGCGACAGACCCAGGCGTGCGCTTGCCTCGAGCAGCAGAGGCACTTCCAACAGGTTGCCCCAGTGCATTGCCTCGTTGGTCTTAAACGGCTCCTCAACGTCCTGTAAGGCGTTTAACACGCTCTTGAGTACATCGTTAGGCGTCTCGTACTTAGAGTGGCCCAGAAGGGCAGGGACGCGGGATGCCGAGAGCATTGTGTTGGGGGTTACTTTGCCGACCATGATCAGAGACCTCCAGAGAGTGCGAGAAACAGGCAGATCGCCGACATTGCGCCGACGGCAATAGATGCCAGGATGATTGTCAGATTGGAATCGTATTTGTCTTCAGGTCTCATTGCTTGGCTCCTCGGAGGTTGGTTCGATTGATTTGATGGTGACAAAATTTTCGTCGTCGTAACGGTCGAAGCGCATCTCGCTGCTGAATTCTTCGTAAACCTCGCGGTGAACATGGGCGAGGATGATTGCCTCGATTTCTTTTCTGGTGAATATGATTTTCATGGTGCTCCTTGGTTGGGGGCCGAAGCCCCCGGTTGGTTAAATTAAGCAGGGCAACCGTCCATCCACCAGCGTGCTACGACAACGGCACGCTGACGGCAATTTGACTCGAAAAACACGCGGTTATTGTTAACAAATACGCTGTAATCCGCTTCTCCTTCTGAGAATTCAACTTCAAGAATCTCAACGCGTTGACCGGCTTCGTTGGTCATACGACCGATGACGCGGGTGCTTGGAGACTCGTTCGCCCAAACGGTGCCGCGATCAAAACCGTCCCAACGGCTATTGTCTGGCTGGCTGGCGAGGTGTTCTTCGTATTGGTTTGCAAACATTTTCTGGCTCCTGTTTTGCGTTGCGATATGCAGCGCATGAGTCGTACTTTATAGAGGTTGACAACCGTTGACAAGGGGTCAGACCAACTTTTTTTCTAGGGACAAACCCTAGTACAAAATTTCTCCACAAGCTCATCGACTTCGGGCATCATCTGCCGTTCGCACTCGGAGATCAGATGTTTACCCTTCAATTCACGATACCTGGACCACCGGTCGGCAAGGGCAGACCACGGTTCTCGACCGTTGGCGGCACGCCACGCAGCTACACACCGGCTGTAACGCGAGAGTACGAAGCGCTTATCGCAGCTCGAGCAACTGAAGCGATGCGCGGTCATCCACCGTTGCAGACGCAGCTCACGGTCTACATATCGGCATCTATGAGCATTCCCCTAAGCTGGTCCAAAGCAAAGCGCCAGGCTGCGCTAGAAGGTGACATCTATCCAGCAAGACCAGACGTCGACAACATCGCAAAAACAGTATTAGATGGAATGCAAGGTGTCGTTTTTGAGAATGACTCGCAGGTCACTTATCTGAAAGTCACCAAGAAATATACCGAGGAAGGAATGGTCACAGTCTGGATTTCGGAGAATATTCGATGAGCAAACAGGCAAACATCGAAGCCAAGAGACGGCTGGAGAAAATGCCGTACTTGCCGATAGACATCAATGGCAAACCGCTCAGAGATTATACAAAGGAGGAGAAGGAAATAGTAAAAGAAATCAAAAGAGAATATGAAAAATCACTAAAAAGCACCACAAAGTGACCTGTGGATAACTTGTGGATAACTACCATGAAATCTGTGGATAACCCTGTGGACAACCCTGTGGATAACTTTTCTTCATATACGCGTGCGCGTAGAGATCTAAGACTAAGATCTAAGACTAAGATCTAAGACTTAGAGAGCTAAGACTAAGATCTAAGGATGAGATCTATGACTAAGATGAATGACTCTATATTTAATTT